CTTGTGTTTTACCCATCCACATATCATTAGTAGCTGTGGCATACATACTGTTAAGTTTTTCATTCTCACCTGAAGTAATTATTTTTTGTATATCTTCAAGTGATTTACCTGAAGCTTGTAAACTAGCTAATTCTGTTTCAGCTTCTTTTTGTTGTCTTTCTATATAAGAAGAACCCATCTCTTGTAACTTAGGCGTAATAGTTTTTAATGCTTCGACAAGCCCATCAGTTTGCACTGTTGCTCTTCCAGCACCAGCAAATGTAGTACCGAAGTATTTATTAGTTACTTTAGATTCGTATGCCATTATTTATAGACTCCTGTAATATTTCCCATTTGTACTTTACTAGCTAAAGGTGATAATTTTTTCTTACCTGTCAATGCACGTTGAGCATTTATATCCATCCCATATAAAGACCTATTAGCTATTTCAGCTTGTGTAGATTGATTAATTATTGCGTTCTGACTCATTCCATATCCGACAGCTGTTGTGCCTATTTCTAAGCCAAGACCTAATAAACTAGGTTCTTGAACAGGTTTAATGTATTTAGCACGAGTTTGCTGCATGTCTGCATATGCTTGTGTATATTGATAATTAGCTTTATACATATCTGATAAGAAAGCGTTTTGTAGTTCTACATAATCTGTATCACCAGTACCAGCTAAATCTTGTATTACTTTAAATGGATTACCAAAACCTAAGTTAAGTGCTTGTGCTTGTTTCTTACGTAAGTCCATCTTACGTTTAAAATCTTCGAGAGCAAATTCTCTAGCGGCTTCTACTTTTTCACCTTCTATCTTTTGTATGTCATTTAGGTAAGCTATGTTAGCATTTTGTGCTGTTATTTTATTAGACTCTTCTTGAGCTTTTGCTGCTGCTCTTTGGTTTTGATAACCTTGTACAGATTGCATAATTGACATTACTGCCATTGCTTCAGCTACGCCACACATGTTTTATCTCCTTCATCATTAAATAGAATGGCAGTTTACCTTTGCCATATTGTTCATCTCGTCTTATTGTATTAAATCCTAAATACCTAAGCCACTTAATAGACTTCTCATTTCTACAGTCTACCCAGTTATATAAGTATTTATAATTCTTTCCCATTTCTTCAATCCACTCAGGTGATTGTTTTATAAATTCTTTTTTGTAATTAAATAATTCTTCACTAGATAATAACCAAGCTATGCCATACTCAGGGTCTAGTGTTGGTACACTACCAAACATGCCTATAACATATTCTTCATCTGTACCTATGACACTCCATGTTCTATGTCCTTTGTATTCAAATGGTGTCATAAGAGCCTCTACAGCTCCTACATTGTCTGACGCTTTAATTTCGTCTCTGTCTGCTTGCCTCATTTTAGGTGCAAGAAAAACTATATCTGCTGATATTGCCCACCTCACATGTGCCATTAAATTCTCCTAGAACGTCTATGGTAGTAACCTTCCACTTCAGCACTAGGAATAAACATAGGTAAGTGTGAGCTACTCTTTATATCTAATGTAAATAATGTATTTCTACTTTGTACAGGAACAATAATAGTACCTGACGAAATCGCTGGGTTATCAACAGTACCTGAAAAGCCTACAATATAACCATTCATGAATGTAGTATATGTGTCTCTATTCTCAGGTGTTACTTCTACTTGGAAGAATCCACTGTTCTCATAGTCAAATGATATAGTACGTATCTGATACCTACCTGAAGTAACAGCTATAGCCCCTTGTCCTGAAGATTCTCTTACGTACTGTGGTGACAGTGTATATTTAGATTCATAAGGAATACCTATAATTAAACTAGTGTAGTCACCTTCTATTGTATATGTTGAACCTGAAGTATTTGTTGCTGTGTAGTTAGCTCCTGTGCTAGCGTTCACAGCTATTAATCCTGTCTTAGCTCCATATGGGCTAGTAAATGTAGTAAGACCAGTACCTGAATCATAAGTTCCAGTTACAGATTTTTTAAGGTCTAGATATACATTAAAGCCTATGGTTTCATCTGATAAATCTTGTAGGTCAATACGTAGTAACTTTGTGTCTGTTCCTTCAGCTACAAATAGGTATACAAAGCTTCGGTCTATCATACCACCTATTATCTTAGTACCAGCTAATGTCCACTTAGACCATGCAGTTTGTACTTTCTCACCTCTATCAAAGAAGTATTTGTACATATACATTGTGTCAGCGTTAGTTGGTGATACAGCTGTCCCTGTAGTGTACGGTGCTGTCTGTGTATCAGCTGTATCTGAGCACAGCACTATTAAAGAATCTTCTGTTGTATTGCTTAATATTGAATAAGCGTTGTCAGGTATAAGTGTTTGTACAGCTACAGTAACATCTAAACCATCATTGGTTAGTGTGTCGTTGTCTGAGTAGTATTCTCTTATAGCTGTATTAGTATTACGTTTTTGTGCAAAGTACGCATATCTACCTGATGATACAGGTGTTACTTCATCATTATGTGAGAATGTAGACACCTCATTCAACACCGCAGAGGTAGGGGTTATGGTCTCTGCGGCTGAAGCGAGCTTATACTGTGAAGTGTCGGAGAACAGTAGTAAGGTCTCGTTGAATGATATTGAATTTCTTAATACGTTAACAGTTGTACCTGAAGCTGCAACATCTATAACATCTGTATCTAATACTTGTGTTACTGTTGTTGCAAAGAAATTAAAGTAATCAGCATTACCTGATAATATTAAGTTCTCTCCAGCTAATATACCTAGTCTATTTTTATAGAATGTAAGGTTCTGTATTTTCTGTCCTACAAATGTAGGGTCAGGATTTGTTGTTTCATCCCCAGCGTCTCTTTCAGTGTAAGTCTGCTGTGCAAAAGTAAATGTACCATCATTGTTGTTAATAAGAGCGTGTGGCATTGTAGAGTTATCTAGCCCTGTACTTGTGTTAGGTGCTATACATTCTTCCCATACACCATTGCCTACATAGTTAACATAGTAATCTGATGATGTATCACCAGCGTCACCTGTTACTTTAATCTTATCATCTAGCTTTGCATAGTAAGGTAACTTAGTAAAATCTTGTATCTCATCTTTAACAGCATACAGCTCACTGTTGCCAGCACCATCATGTGTCTCTACTGTATAGTTAGCGTTTTGGTCTACTACATAACCACGCAGTGAAGATTGGTGTTCTGTAAATGTAAACTCAGCTGTAATTGCTGAATATGTACTTAATCCTTGTGTTGTACTTAGTGTTGCCCCTGTGTCATTTCTAGTTAATTTAAACCCTATACTAGAAGAAGAGTCCCAATAACCACTGCTTGTACCATATCTAAAGATATCTATTAGCTTTGCTGTGTCTCTAAACTGTGTGTCATGGTTAGCGTCACTACCGTCAGGCATTTGTATAATTGCATTAATACCATAAGGTAAATCAGGGTGAGTAAGGTGTATTGCATACTCTCTACCAAAGTTAGTTACCTTAAACACTACATAAAAGTATTCTACTTTAGCTGCTGTAGTTGTACCACTTTGTGCTGGTGTTATAGATTTGTTAGATACAAAAGTATAATCAGCAATGTTAACCATCTTAAGGTCATTCTTAGGGTTTGTAGTTGTAAGATAAGATGTACCGTCAGGGTAGCTTACAGTCTTCTCATTACCTTGTAAGTCAAATACTCTTACACCACCATTGTAAAATGCAACAATGTATTTATTGTTCTCGTCTCTTTGTATGTTCCATATCTTTGTATTGTTAGGAAATACGTTTGTAGCGTCTAGTGTAGCTATATATTCTGATGGTGGGCGTTTGCCTAAGCCTTTGATTATATTGTTTTGACAATTAATCTGTTCTTCACCTTGATTAATACCACGTTGGGTAGGTGTTTGTTGGCTTATACCATTCAGAAAGTTAGGTATCGACTGAGAAACTACTGCCATTAATAAGTCCTTCTAGGTGGTCTATTGATTATTGAATATGTATTTGCGTCACCTTCTAGTATGTTTACATCCTCACTTCTAGAATCAGATTGCTTAAAGTTATTATAAGCTTCTTGTTCATCTATGCTCATTAACTCAGATAATCCAGCGTCACCAATAAATCTAGCTGCAAAACGTCTAGCTGCTTTAACTGTAATATAGCGTCTAGCATATTCAGGTAGTTGTTCAAATTGTTGTACTAATACAACATCTAATGGTGGGACAGTTGTAAAAACATCTGTGTGGTTATCTAGGTCATACAGTTTACCATCACGTATTACTACGTTTTGATATCTGTGTGTTGCATGAGCGTCAGCTTGGACGCAGTTGGAAGGTAATGGAATCTTACTATCGTCGTCTATTGAGTAAGTTACATTGTATTCTGTGTTAAAGTTCCAGCCTTCACTTTGTACAGAAAGGCTAGTCTCATTAAGTATATTTATAGCGACAGATACATCTACGTTTGTTACGCCGCTAATAGAGTTAACAGGTGCTTCTCCAATAGCAGAGAGCATGGTGTTGATAGCTTGTAACTCAGTAGTTGGTGTTATTTGTGTTGCCATAATTTCCTCAATAAAGAGGGGACAGCCAAAGCCATCCCCTCAAGGTTAAGTATAAGAAACGATTAAGCTTCTTTAATACCTACAGCTGCTTCAGGTCTGAGCACGCCGTGACCCATAGCATATTTAGCTACCATCAATGTACCTTGACGTCTTATGTCATATTCCATTTCAGTTGCTAAGTCCATGAGCTTAACAGTACCAGCTGCTGAAGGGTGACAAACTAGAGCAACATAGTTAGCTAAGTTAACTTGTTGTGGGTTTGAACCACCAGCTGTAGCAGAACCGCCATCAACGTTTGTTGAAGCTGAGAAGTCTGAAGACACAAAGTGTGGTGTTGGTACTAATTCAATACCAGCTATCTTCATAACTTTACCTTCAGCAATAGAACCTTGACCACTAAAGTCAACGTTTACAGCGTTAGTAGCGTTTGCTAATTTATAATACTCTTCAAGTCTGATGAAACATTTACGTCCTTCTTTAGGAACATAGTTTTCATCAAGTGCTTTAGCAGCATTGAAAAGTTCATCAATAACAGCGTTAGCAGCTGTAGAAGCTGTAGCACTAGCGATTGATGTGTTTGTTAATACAGTTCCAGCACCGTATCCTGAATCAGATACGTTAGCTGAAGCTTGAGCCGCTTGACCAATAGTTTGTAAGACGTGCTTGTCTTTTTGGAAAGCCAATGCTCTACCGATTTCAGTAGAGTATGCACCTCTAACGTCGTAATGGTTTTTAGCTTCTTCAATATTTGATAAGAATACTGAAGAGATGAGTAAATCGTTAATTGTAATGATTTTCTCGTTGTGGTTTACGTCACTACCAGTGATTTCCGCACCAGCTGTGTGGTAAGAAGCACCAATTCTACCCATTACTGGGAATTGAGCTGATTTACCATTGCTTATTGTACGGACAGTTTCTGCACCTTGAGTTACTGAAGCACGTTCAAAAGAAGTTAAAACCTCTCCACTGAACACTTTCAGAAACAGAGCGTCTTCTGTTCCACCAGCATTGATTCTACCAACAGATACAGGTGTAGCTGCTGCCATAATGAATCTCCTATGGTTTAAAGTTATTTATTGTGTTGAACGCCTCTAAGTCTCGTCATCAAGATTGTCTTCCGCAGAAGGTCAAGTTACTACTACTTGTTGGCAGCTGCCATCTAACGAGATAGCACAGCTATTAGCACTTCCATTTACGTAAAGCTAGAGCCT